GTCTGTATTTCTACCATTTGGGACAGAAGCCCAAGTGGGGGGACTCCATCAAAGTTGGACAACTCAAAGTAGGTGCTCCTGCGGTGCTGTTTGAGTGTGAGGCCGACTTCGATGAAGGCTACATCCGAGGCCGTGTGGACGGAGGCGAGTGGGTTCGCCATAATCTTGTTGTTACTGACAAGACCGCTGTTACATGGGCATGGTTGGATGCTTATTATGGTGGGCCGGCTGTGGCTCCTGAAAACATGGCGTGGGATATCTCTGATTACAAGTTGGAGAACCTTGGCCCTGACCCATTGGACCCAAGCATTGACTGGGATGCTGTTGCTCGGATGATTGCCGACAAGGAAGAGGCCGCGAAGGAAACAGCAGAATCCGAAGCAGTTGAGCCACTTGATCCCCCTCCTGAAGCACGGGACGAGACAACCGTCCTGGCAGCAGAACTCAGGGTTTTAGCAGAGGCGGTGGATGCCTTCACGCTGAAGATGACACAGAATCAACTCAGAAATCTGGCAGAGAAGATCGAATCTCTTTAGCCCTACCTAATAGGACATGCACCAGAGTTGCAATCATCAAACTCAACAGAGTCAGAGCCCACTGCCACCAGTGGAACTGAAAGATCGATACTCGCAACTGACTTCTCATACTCTGCCTCTGTTATTTCTTCATATGGGGGCAGAGGGAAATTGTGGTCGGTGTGTAACAAGAATGACACGCTTTTAATCGAATTCTTGTAGTTCTTCTTTAACCACTCCTGAATCTCGGACAATTCGTTCGGCCGATAGTAAACTGTTACCGACACCGCGTTATCTGCCCATTCAGTCTGCATGCGCTTGATCCACTCAAGTTGATCGACCGCTGACATCTCGCTGGCCAAAATAGCGTTTTCTGGAGACTCACAAGGAAACTCAACGACCAGACTGGTGCGATCCTTCTGCCCATCTAAGCCCATGTCCCATTGAACCTTGTAGCCGCGACTACGGCATGCTTCCACTAGTGGATCCGTTGAGCGAAACCTGATCCTGCGAATGTAGTAGCGGGCGAACGCAGGATGCACCCCGGGAGTAACCCCCGGCAGTAGAGACAGCGTCCCTGAGGGTTGAACCGTGGTCAAGCGAACCGACTTGGGCAGGTTGTGCTGCGCTGAATACTCCTCGTCCAGCCCTGACAGATACTCGTAAATCTGCGGCAGCCAGTTCAACTGCTTGTCGGCCGCCTGCAACACTCCCGTCACAGACTGACCCAGTCTCGAGTTCTTGGCAACGATCTTGGTCGTCTTCTCGTAGGGATATTCAAGTCGCGTGACCTGCTTCTGAGCCAGATAAAGCAAGCGGGAAATCTCCCGCATCTGCTTCAGCGACTCGATATTCGGGAGAAAAATCGTCGCCAGGTTGCACGACTCCCCGTCCCCGAGCGCGATCTCAGCGCAGGGGTTGAACCCCTCAATGCTGTTATCTGTCTTCGTCTCTCCGAGCCTTCCAGCCCGGCGAGCCAACTTACGATTAACAAGTCCATACGGTTCTCCATTGCCGTTATACCCCTTCCACAACTCCGGCAGAATCTCGTCGTAGGTATCGGCATAAATGCTGTTGTTGCTGTGCGATCTCCAGGCGGGGACAGTTCCCGTCGCCCAGTTCTTGGCCCGAAGGAAGAGAACGTCGTCGGGGTCGCCGATGGCAATCTCAGCGGAACGTCGTGCCGAGCCAGACACCACTACCCGTCCAATTATGTTACATATATCTAGAACATCTACAGACCGTAACTTTTTGCCCTCTCGACCTTGCATCACCGTACAAATGTCAGCAATTCCGTCGATCAGGGCACCCGGGCCTGAAGCCGTGCCACCAAAAGTCTTCAATTCTGCACCCGACTCCCGAATCAGAATCGTGGAGTAGGAGAATGACTTGCCCGTATCAAAGAATGACTTGAGGGTGGAGTGCAGCAAGCGGCTCCACCCTTGACGCGAATCAGGCACGATGATGTCGGCGTCGTTTGTGCGTTCATGGGTGACGGCCACGTTCGACTTCACCTTGGGAAGTTCATGGATCTTGGCTCGCTCCACGGAAAATCCCACGCCCCCGCCAAGCATCAGCATGTCGAAGATGAACTCGAAGTCCTCAATCGTTTCAACGTTGACGAAGTAGCAGTTATTGAGGCTCGCACCGCCCATGTTCTGGACGAGGGGCGTACCCAACTGCCATAGCCCGCGGCCGGCAAATGAGCAACGAAGGTGAAACATGTGGTCGAACAGACGTTCAGCCTCAGCCTGCGTGTACGGAACGCCAATCTCGATGGCGCCGTTGATTACCCGCTGAATCGTTTCCGGCCACAGTTCGGTTTGGTCGCCGCCGTTCTTGCGGCTGTAAGTCCTGAGGAAGACTATTTCCCCCAACCCTCCAAAGCCCCAAGGTGCCGTTTGTGTTCTGTATGTGTCGACGAAGGAGTCTGAGATTTGGAGCATTGACCTGCGATTTTCGATTCGGTAGGGCGGGGATGAACGACTACTACCGATTGTAGACTACAGGGAAATACTGAAACTGTCAAACCAAGCCGAGTTTTTTGGCTTCGTCGAAGGGAATCGATGACCCGGCCCGATGTTTGAGGATCTTGGTTGTGCGGCCCGGCGTGATCTGCCTTTCCTCCCAAATATCCTCTTCCACATAGATCATCTGGACATGCCTCATTCCGTCCGGGCTGTCAGACCAGCCGACAAGAGAGTCGGGGGATTCCGATTCTCCCGGACAGTCACCGGTTGGATGGCCGCAGATCGGGCATGGTTCACGGTTGGCATGGACGATGTAGCCATCAGCAAAACCAATTCCCGCCAAAGAGGAACGCGACTGAAACCCGCCGTCAGGTGTGGGAGTGATGTTCACCTACTGATTGTAGGCTATTCATCGTCCTGTTTGGGAACAGGTGTTATTGGTGGGCCACCGGTGCCACCATTAAGATAGTTCACTCGGGCTGCTGCTGCCCATTCGTTTGCCCATCCCGTTTCGCCCATGAACTGGTTGTAGGGCGTTCCATCATGACCGTACTTCGTGAGATAGAAACCCGCCTCCCAGACATCTCCGATTTTAATGTAAACGTACATTTTTCCACCTTCTCATTCGCAATCGATCTTTGTGGGTAGTGCCACCCCAAATACCAAACACCCTGGTACTCGTCATCGCTTCGTTAAGACACAGATCGCTGACAAGACACTTACTGCAGTATCATTCGACAGCATTAACCTTAGCAGCGGTACTGGAAAAGAACGTGTTTATGTCTACACCCTTGCAGGCTGCATGTTCTCTCCAACTCTCGGTCACGGCTATTACGCCATCGACAGGATGGCCTGCTGGACCTTCTGCTTGTTCTTTGACACCCATGAAGTGTGATTCATCGACGATGCCGCTTTGGCATCAGCATCACCCTCGCGCTTGTGATCAAAGTATTCAGCAAAAGCGTTGTAGGTGGACCATCCGTTGTATCCATAACCAGCAGCGTTCTTCGGGGAGGCGTACAGCCCGCGCATGGTTATCTGAACCTCATCGCGATGATCGCGCTGTCGGTCGGTAAAGGAACTCGAATCCGGGAACACCGTATTGAATACGGAGTCGAACTGTCGAGAACCGGCCGGAACGGGAATTCGCAACAACTTCTCAGCCATCTTCTGAAAGCCTTGAGCCCATGCCACCGAGATATTGAGTACGTCTCGTGCCGCTTCCACGGCTTTGTCGGCGTTGCGGGTGTGCTTGGCTCGGAAGATGCTCTTGGCCTGTCGCAAGCCAAAGACGACCGTGTTCTTGCAGACTGCGCGGATGGGGGTGTTGGCGAATGTAATCGGAGTACGTCCGTCATGACCGTTCTGAACGAGCAGGTAGCGGTCAATCATGTCATTGATTCCGTTGGGGTCGATTACCAATGAACCCAGGTCCAGACAGGCGAAAAACTCTCGGCCGCCGCGAAGAACCCCTACGGTGTCGACAACTGCGTCGCCCTTGGAAGCCCCCACGATGTCCAAAGCGCGCAGCAGGCAGTCCTTGTTCTGCTCAACGACAAATCGGGTGCCGACCGTGGCGAGCCCATCAAATGATCCGTCTGGGTTCACTCGGATTGTGGCTCGACTGTTGTCGATCTTGACCGGCTCCGCACCCAGACCCTCACCGTTGTAGAGAACGTTCCCGTTTCCGTCGACTGCGGCTATGTCGGCAAGCACAACGTCGAAGTCGGCCTGCGCAGCAGTAAGCATCGCTTCGGCGGTTTGCAGGCCGGCCATAGGTGTTCCCAGCCGATGCCATGGGATCTCTCGATCGGCATAGGCCATGCGGGCAGAGCCGTCTTCGTTGAAGTCGAGTTCATGCATGTTATCCGGCTCCCTGTTCAGCCAATAGTGTTTCTTTCGACTTGGTTTCGGCGGTCTTCCACTGCACGGCACTGCGGCCATTCGGTTGCTGCACCTTGCCAACAGGCACGACACGACCGTCCTGAAACAACTCGATACGCCTTGGACGTTGAGTGGAGCCGTCCATCTCCAAGCCCTGTTGCATCTCTTTGTCCGTAGCGGGACCGTAATGGAACAGCCATTGCCACACGCGTTCCCTCAGGGAGCCTGCCTGTTCGATCATGCTGTCAGCGGCGTTCTTGCTTGTGACGCTTCCTGACACGAACGGTAGTTTACGGGGGGGCATTTCACTCATCTGACGTTTTCTCCTCAGGTTCTTGATCGCTCAACTGCTTGGCCATCTCGATGATTTCGGGCATGTCGATCAACTTCGTGGGGGACTTGAAGGTCTGGACGTTCCCAGGCGTGGTGGACTTGATACTTGCGGCCCAGCCCGTGAGGTGTTCGGAGAAGGCTGCGCCAAGATTGTCGATCGCCTCGACAGCAGATTCCTCTGAGTCGGAGTCGAAGATTACGCTCATCTCAAATGTTGTCATAACCCTATTCTAGATGAAACAAACCAGAGTTGTCAACCCGAGTTCCAAATGTCGTCCAAGGCGCAGGCGGGTCTTCATTGGATACCGGGTCTGATGTGGCCTGCGTCGTGGTTGGCGGGGTCGGACCCGAGGTGGTTGTCGCCCCTTGATTGGACCCCGCCGGATCTATTCCAGTGCAGTTGATCCCCCAAAATGTCCAATTTGACACTCCGTGAGTGAAACTGCGTGGCTCATCCCGACCCCCACAGGAAGTCGAGACCGCCGACCATGCCGCCCTGTCGGAGGAACTCGACGGCGGCTGAAAGGCGAAAATGGAACCGGTCGGGTGTGCCCGGCGGGTAGCGGTCCTCTAGGAGGATGATCGTCTCCTGAAAAGGCCAGCCGTCGTACTCGGCAGTGAACAGGTCGTAGCCGTCCGGCAGTCCGATCCCGTCTCCGAGGTCTGTGGCCAGGGCAACCGTCGTCGTGGTCGGCGTTATCGGCACCGTCGTCGTCGCGGGAACTGTCGTCGTCGCGGGAACTGTCGTCGTCGCGGGAACTGTCGTCGTCGTGGCAGGAGGCTCAGTCGTCGTAGTCGGCACCGTTGTTGTAGTCGGAGGTGCCGTCGTCGTCGGAGGTCGAGTTTCGACCGTATAGGTCGGCGGGTGGGGCAGCGGCAGGATCGGCGCAGCCTGCCAGACCCCGGCAGTCCCTAAAGCGCACTGGTGGCCCCAGTTCGTGTAGGCACCGACCCGCTCAGACCACCACGGATCGTCGAAGCGAAGCGCCTCGCCGGATTGGTAGTCGAGATACCAGACTCGTTCGTAAAGCGGCCTCGGATCTTCCGGGTCACACGGCGCGTACACCATGTCGTGGTCAGCGTTGGCCTGCGTAGCGGCAAGCACGGTGCCAAAGACGGCTGCGGCTACTAATAATTTCAACATCATCTAAACCCCTTCATATAGAAAGTCTAGGGCGACATCCATCTGGTCGTCGTTTCTGGCATGGCCCTAGAGAATGACCCGCCGTGGACGGGTTGGGTAGCGCGAGCCAACTGGGCGGGTTAAGAAAGTGGGGACGCATGTGGAATGGGTGTCGGGTCTCGCATGGCCCCCGAGAAATACCCGGCGGCAGCCCTTATGGGTAACGGCGTAGAGGTAGCCGGGTGAGAAAGTGGGGGCGCAACAACGATGGGTACACGCACATGCATTAGCCCCCGGAAACCTTGGCCCGCTCACGGACGACACCAATGTGATCGATGTCCTCCTTGGCGCAGGCGAGGACCTGCCACACCGGATCGCCGACGATATCAGCGTTCTGGCGCTGCTCGTCGGTCGGATCCGGCAGGGCCAGGATTGAATCGACCAGTCGATCAATGTCGGCCTGATACGACTCACAGAGTTCGTTGTAGCGACCCATTAGGCAGCCTTGTCGATGGCCACCACTCCCAAGTCGGAGCGAGCGGCAACCCACAGATCCCTAAGCATTGTCTTCATCACCTTGCGGACAGCCATGTTGTGACGATGGATGGGACGGCAAGGCTCGCCCTTGCACTTCTCGCAAGGCTGTCCCTCGCGAAGGTCGTAGTGCGCACGAGCATCTTCGTAAGTGTTCCTGTAGGGGGAGCGAGCCTTGACGACACCGTTCTTGTCAGGGTCGCCCGTCATCTTGAGGCAGGGTTGTGCGAGATTCCACACCAAGGACTTGGTGAACTTCGACCCGGCAGCCAGCGCCTCTTCCTGCGTCTCGCCCTTGCGATGCTTGCGAGTCGCGTCGCCCAAGCCGCAGTAGGACCACAACTGGCTGACCATACGCTCGAAGAAGATTTCGCCGTCAGGCTGAACGGTCGGAACGAGGAACTTTTTGTCCTCCTTGCCACCCTCAACGTAGTTGTCGTTTTCTTCCCAGTGCATCGGGAATGCAATCACCGGATGGCCAATCTCGCCGAGAAGGCGGGCGACCATTGGCGCGCCGACGCCGGGAATAGCGAGCCACTCGGTCATCGCTGGCCCTGAGCAACAACGCAGCATCTGCGCAGTTGTGTCTTTCGCTGCTGTCGTTTCAGCAGAGCAGAGCAGGCCGTAAACGCCCATTGCTTTCATGGATTTGCGGATGCGCTTGCGCTCGTCCTCATCTTCGTGATCGAAATCGATCAGGGAAAGAGCGATCGTGTCGTAGCGCAACTCTTCCAAATAGTCTGGATGCGTCTTGCCCAAGGGCTCGTCCAGACCAAAACACACATCCGCATAGATGCGGTTCTCGTGTCGGATTCGAGTGTCCTTGAGGTCGGTGAGTTGCCGGGCGTAAAGCCGAAGTTCACGGAAATTCTTTTGCAATTGCTCGTACATATTTATGCCCCTTTCGGGCTAGGTATCGCTGATATATAAGTAGGTATTGCTTCTAGGGCCGAAGCCCAAGATCTAGGCTGCCTTCTGAAAAACCGTCACCTTTCGTGCGGCCTCTTCCAAGGTGTCGGCGTTGAGGGCGTCCAACGCATCCAAGCCCACTTCATAGGAGGCCCGACGCGCGATGTTGCCGGCGATGTTCTTGTTGATTTCGTCGATCTTGTTCAGGAAGTCAGCACGGGTCATGTGCTTGAAGAAAACGAAGCGACCGTTGCAGCGGACTCGCTTGTCCATGACCATCGGGTCAAACAGGTGAGCGTAGGAACCCTCCACGATCTTTCCGTCGTCGATGCGGACGATCTCGTCGTAACGGGCTTCATCCGCCTTGCGATCGACGATGGCGTTTGTGGCTCGCGACCCGCTCCAGCGGGCCTTGTCAGTGAACAGCGGGTGGAGCCACGCGATCAGCACGTCAGCACCGACGTTGTTTGTGATCAGCGCTCGAAACTCCGCGACAAGAGTGTCGTAGATGTCATCTTGCTCTGCGCCTTCCTTGATCAGGCGGCTGGCTGTAGAAGAAGCGGTGGAAACTTCGGCAGTCATGGAGACGATCGCTTTCGGTAGTTGCTAGGAATGACCACGCTACAGACAGCCTCGCTGGGCGTCAACCTTTTTTTTGCTCCCTCGGGGTCCCTTATGCCCAAAACCGCCAGTGACCAGGGGTTATGGTAAATAAAAAAGTTTGTCAGAAATCAGGTCTTGCGCTCTTGAACTGGCCTGAGTATGATTGGGGCATGCCTTCCAAGAACGACGCACGCCTCGCCATCCTCCGCCACATCACGCACTGGTTCATGGAATTTACGGATACCTTTGAACTGGAAGAGGCCGACGTGGACGCTCTCATCGAAGAGGCCGGCGAACAAGCAGCCCTACTGATGGACAGTATGAGTCTCGAAATCCAAGAGATCCACAACGACACGATCACCGTCAGCCTGCAACTGCTCGACATCGTTCCGTTCCTCGAAGAAAAACTGAGCGAGGCTTTCGTCGACGATGTATCCCTGTAAACTGTTGTCCTATGACCGTCACCCTGCAACTCCGCGTACTCTCTGGCGTCCTCTTGTCCTTTATATGGATCGGAGCGAACTTAGCCTTCGGCTCTAACGCCACAGCAGACAACGCATCCACTTTCTCCGAGGCTTTTCGGGCCGTACCGGGAACGATACCCACCCACCTTCCGCCCGATACTCTGCCCCCGCCGGTTACAACTTTCCCCTCTGCGTCGCCGGCGGGGGTAGTCACTATTCTGGCCACAGCAGAACCAACCCCCAACCTCGAAACGCCGGAATTGCCTCGCAAACAAATACTCAGTCAAATGGTTGAGTCTCCCGATTTCCTCCAGAAGGAATACCGGTATTACGAACGATCCCAAGATGTCACCGCGCTCCAGATAGAACTCGGAATTCACTCTGTCGACGGCATCTACGGACCAGTCACACGCCGCGCCCACATCGAAGCGCTCGGCGGTCCACACAACGCCGTCATCATCTTCTATCCGGAACTCTTCGAGACGCCGACACCGTGTTCACATGGATGTCTGCCGGGCGACAGCCATTACGAACTCCCAACCCTCGGGGAACTCATCCGCCAATACTTCAAGCCGGAACATCACGAACTAGCCCACAAGATTGCGTTCTGCGAGTCCAGCGCGCAAAGTTGGCATATCGGGTCTGAGGTGGTTTCACACGCCTTCGCCATCGGATGGTTCCAACATCTCGCCAAATACTGGCCGGAGCGTTCCGAGAAAGCCGGATGGGGCGAGTACCACCCATTCCACGCCGAAGCCAATGTCGCTGTCGCTGCGTGGCTCTTCTACGGCAGTGGAATTCATCACTGGAACCCATCACGAGCCTGCTGGGGTGCTACCAATCAGCCCCCACCCACGACCTCGTCTCTCCCGCCGGCATAGAAAAGAGAAAGCCCCCCGTGAGGGGGGCATTCCCTGTGGTCGGTCGTCGTTTATTCCGCGTTTTGGACTGACCGCCAAATGGTGCAACTCCGAGAAGTTGACCGATTCGCCGTACTACAAGAGTACTAGAAAGGGTCTGGTCCAAGTGCAGGCTCTGCCTGCTTGGCGCGAGGTGACGCCGTAGTCGCCTGACCCTCGCCCCCCTGTCCCCGCCGCTTGCGGGTGAAGTCCTCGATGCTCCGAGTCAGAACGCCGATGTGGTCGGCGATCAGTTCAACCTTCGAACGCTTGGTCCCGTCGTCGGCTTCCCATGACCGCTGCTCCAGACGGCCCTGAACGATCACGCCCACGCCCTTCTCCAACACGCTCGCGGAATCCTCGGCCAGGTAGCGCCAAGCCGTGACATCGAAGAAAGAGGTCTTCTCCTGCTTCTCGTCGTTCTTGTCACGGTAGTAGTGGTTCGATGCGATGCCGAACTTCAGCAGCGCCGCCCCACCGTCGGTGTACGTCAGTTTGGGATCTGCAGTCAGATTCCCAATGATTATTGCGGGTGAAAATGCAACCATATTCTCTGTGTCTCCTGTGTTGTGCGGGCACGCCCGCGTCGAAGTCTCCAAGGTAGCACGGGGACGGACCTCTGTCGGGCATAATGTAGAAAGACCCCGGGAGATTCTTATGTCAGAAGTCGACGATTCCGACGAACCCACAGATCTCGACCATCCCGAACCCACTCGGGAGGACCTCGTCAACTTCATTAGCGAGTTCATGACAACGTCCATGAATGTCAACCAGGTGTACCGGTCCAACCTCGTGGAAACGATCGCTGGCCGGGTGTTCCACGAGTTTGGTGAAGAAGGCTTGTGCGACCTGATGCTCAAAATCGACGAGTCGGCAAACTGGATCTCAGACATCGTCCTCGACGGGCCGGACCTAGACGAAATGATGTTCAAACGTCACGGCACGTTCGACGCGGATCTGGTGACCAAGGCCCGAGCAACCGAAGGGCTCATAGAACTGAACCGAAAGATCTGGCGGCTCCGCAAGAAATACTCCCGGATCATCGTGGACGAGATCTTCACCAACGAAAACGAAGCATCGGCACCCCAGCCGGCAGAACCAGATCCTGATGGAATCTATTGAACTTGACTGGTGTAAAGAGCCGGTTCTGGGAGAAGATCGCGTACTTCTCGCCCCCCTTCACCGGACCCGAAGAAGAAGCACGTCACAACAAAGCCAGTCACACTTGGCAAACCGTCCATCTCTACCAGAGATACCCAGAGGCATCAGAAGACTGGACCCCGGTTGATGAATGCAACAAGTGCGGCGTTCTGAGCAAATCGGAACGGTCCCGCTATGCCTGCGGTGCGGCTCCAGAGGCGGAAAAGTTCAGAGAGTAGATGCCGGGGGCTCGAATTCCTGCACGCTGATCCCGTTGGAGAACAGGTGTCCAACGACCTGCTCCTGTTCATCCTGATCCATCCGCTCACGGTCCTCCTGTAAGCCCAACATCACGGCGTTGAGAACGGGGGCGTCCTGAAACACTTTCCCGAACCCTTGAGAAAAAGCGGACTGATCGCCCCAAAGCACATGCTTCCCCAGCATCGTGTTGTAGGGCATGGACATCAGCATGACTTCGGGGTTGCCGTGACGATTCATTGAAATATGACTCGACGTGATGCATTCGGCGACCTTGGCGTCCTGAGCAACGAAGGCTTCCGTCAACTCCTTGCCCTTGAGTTCCCATGGCGCTTTCGACATGTACCCCTCGGCAATGAAAGTGATTGAATCAACCCAGTAAACCCCTCTCAACACTTCAGACACCATTGCCACCTTGGGGACCCGTTGGGCGACAGGCATTTTCATGTCAGCACGACAGAACACCATCATCACTGATAATCGGTCACCTCTCCATCCCATGAACATGAATGGGAGGTCTTCACCTATGCCGAACTCCTGGACTGCGTTTTGTTTCGCCAGTTGGGTACTGGTTATGGCTAGCGCAAGTTTCGCGTACACGTCGGGATAGGAGTCCACCGAAGTTGAGATTAGTGCAAGTAACCCTCAGCGGAGAGCAGCCCGACTAACATGGGAACATGGCACAAAAAAAACCAGCCGCTAAAAAGAAAAGCGGCGCAAAAAAGCCGGCCGCAAAACGGGCACGGAACAAGGACGGAACGTACAAGGGCGACGACAAGTCGACCCCTGACGTAAACGAGGCTTACGAAAAGCCGAAGCCGGGCACCAAGGCGACAACCAAGCCTCGTAACCCTGTGGCCAAGCAACGAGAAGCCAGCACCACTAAAAAGCCCGCAGCCAAAAAGGCGCCAGCCAAAAAGCCGGTAGCCAAAAAGCCAGCCCAGAAACAGCGCAATACCTATGCTCCCAAAGTTGTGGCCAAGGATACGGTCAGCCGAGAGGTTCGAGAAGTCGACATACAGCACGAGCCACCAGCCAAAAAGAAGTCGCGAGCAGCGCGAATCTGGGTCTGGTTCGTCGGACAATAATGGGTGGTCGCGGCTTCCAGTCCCGCCGTGAGAGCCCTGCCGGGGGTTGGCGATTCGGCCCCAGACCAGGTCGTCGACGTGCTGGCCGAGAAGGCCTTAAAAGCATCATCCTCAAGGCAGCAGAACTCCTCGGCGTCGAACCCGACACCCTCGACGAAGTCGAAGCACGCAAAATTCTCATGCGTACCGAAAACCCGAGAATACGCAAAGCCCGGGACGACGTGATAAAAAAACAGACTCCCTAATCTATACTGGATACAACCCTTCCAGTTTAAATAAACGGGTACCCCTCCAGCCGCCAAGGAAAAACCACATGGCCACCACAGCCAACCTCCTAGAGTCCTACATCATGGACCTCACACACGCCTCCGAAGAAGACGGCGACGACCACCTCACCCCCACCGACCAAGTAATAGCCACCTGCATGGAAATCCTCCTCATCTCAGAGGACGACCCCTACGCCGAAAACGGACTCATAATCGACGGCGACGAAATCACCAAAATGGTCGGCCGCCGCTCAAATCAATTACTTCAACGAAAACTCCGAACCCACAACCTCCTATGGCTAGGAATCTGCATAATAATCGCCATATGGGCACTCACACTAGGACTATCACTATGAACGCAACCCCCATCTCAGCCAACATAACCACAAGAGCAATAAGAGGAACAGAAACATTCGAAGCCGAATACAACGGAATCAACAGCATCAGCCTATACAAAATAGAAATCATAAATGACGGACCACAAGAACTACGCACCTACGTCATCGGAGACAAAGTCAGACAACACACCATCCAAGGATGGGCAGGACTCACCGAAAAAATGGAAGAACTAATCGACCACTACATAAGCCCACTACTCAAAGACCTCAAAACCACATGAACCACCTCAAACACCTCTTCTGGGGAATGGGTTTAAACAAACCAGGAAACGGTAAGGTAAATCCGTCGCTCGTGCGCTCCCAGGACAGCCACCTCGTCCCCGAAAGCCCCGGAGCCAAGACACTGACCCAAACCGCCAACCTCCCCTCCTCCTTTTCTCCCAAGCCCATCTACTTCGAAGCCAACATCGAAGCCAACATCGAAGCCAACATCGAAGCCATCGCCCAAACCATCGCCCAAGCCAACACCACACAGCCCCCCCCTCTCACTTCCCCTCAGACCTTCACACAGCCATCCTCAGCCCCTTCACATACAAATACCACTCATACACACACATATACACATACGTCTCGCTTCGCCTACTACCGCAGATGGTGTGCTGCCTTTGTCGCTGGCCATCACCCTCCCAAACGACCCCCTCATACACACACGCCCACACATATATATAGAACATGCCGTTGGCTATGGCGAAAGGTCGGCCTCATGGGTCTATGCGTATGCGTATGCGTAGGTGGGTTGGGTGCGCTGGTGGGTGTGGCCATGGCCATCGAGGACAACTACTCGTGTGTTGGTGGTGAGCACACAGCACAGCGAGGCGACACGGTGTGGGGCGTGGTGGCTAGTCGGTGCAGTGGCAACAGGCAGCATGCCTACGACGACGTGGTCGCAGCCCACCCACACATCGAGGCGTGGGGCATGGCACAGGGTGAGGTCATCGTCATCCCCCACAGTGGGGGGTAGGGGGTGGGGTAGGGGGTAGGTGCCTAGAGATCCATGTCCTCCACGGGTAACCACTTACCCAAAGGACAGGACATTGAAGGTATCCGTACCTTGATCGGCATGATGCACTTGCATACCTTGCACTGCTTGGCCCATGGCCTGAACTCCTCGCACTCAAGGCAGACGGCATACCTCTCGGCTGGCCTCACCCCTCGTACCTCACTAGCCTGACCCACTCCCCGACTGGTGGCCCTAGTAGGGGGTCGTCCTCCACGTTCTTGACGTAGGTGTGCAGCGCCTTGACCAACGTGGTGGTGAGGTCGTACCTCTCCTTGTACTCAGCCCTCATGTCATTGATCTCTGCCTGCAGCAGCATGATGGTCTCAGCGGCGTCACGGGTGGCATGATGTACCTTGTCTGCACCCTGCTGCTGTGCTGTGTGCGCTAGGTGGTAGAGGCGAGAGAGTGTGTCATCGACCACTGTGTCTTCGACCATCGCTCTCTGTCCTCTACTATCCGTCCCCCCACCATGGTGTTAGGTGCTCAGGTGACACTACTCGACTGTTCTCCTCATCCCAGGAGGGTGGCTCCCCTACCTCCCATGCAGCATCCATGTTGACCCACCCCAGCACATCTACCTCCCTTAACTCGGGGGGTAGGGCATAGGCCACGAACAGCACCAGCCCCTTGCCCAACTGGTGTCGCCTGACAGCAGCGCTCTTGGATGTGCGCACCCGACGCACCTCGATGTTGCGCCCCACGTCAGGCAGGTTCTTGAACTTGTGATGCTCAGTGGCATGCCAGATGTGCGCATGCCAGTAGCGGTTGGTGGTCTTGGCCACAGCCAGTTCGCATACGGCTGCTGCCACCTGTGCAGTGCGGTCGTCCTCCATACGTTCAGGGTCGTACCAAGGGGCATCGTCCTTAGCCCAGTTGGCCGTGTATCGGCGTGCCCCTACATTCGAGGCATGCTCGTACTCCCATGTCTCAAGGCTGACTAGCATCCCTGTACCCCATGGCTACACCTGATCCGGTTCATATCGACCCCTATCCACTCAGGCGAATGTCACACTTGGTGCAGAACTCAGCCCACGGGTACTTCTGTCGAAACTCCATGGGATGTGAGCAGTCAAGGATATCGGTGACCTTGATGTTCATGGTGTCTCTGATGAGGGCAGACAGGGAGACCTCAGCCACCTCAGCCGCACG